ACGCGCGGCGCGTTTATTGAAAAGATATATGGCCGAGACGGAAGAATAATTGCACTGAATCTTCTTCCACCACAATCGACAGCGCCAATTCCAGACCCAAAGACATTTGTTTCCGGCTACGAAGTACAGATGCCTTACGGAGAAAAGAAATTTTTAAAACCAGAAGATGTTTGCTGGGTTAGAAGACCGCACCCGCTGGACCCATATCTATCGCTTACGCCCCTTGAGGCATCTGGCGTGGCGATTGAGATTGAGAATCTAGCCAAGCTATATAACAGAAATTATCTACTGAATGATGGCAGGCCTGGCGGTCTATTGGTTGTCCGCGGCGAGATAGATGAGGACGACAAGGAAGAGTTGCGTAGCAGGTTTAGGGGGAATCTGGCCAGGGCTGGGCACACCACAGTTATCGCGGCAGATGATGGTGTCGACTTTGTTGATACATCTGCCAATCCAAGAGATGCTGCCTACATCCAGATGAGACAGATAACAAAAGAGGAAATTCTTTCGGCCTTCGGCGTACCGGAATCAGTCATCGGTAATGCAGCTGGAAGAACATTTAGCAACGCCGCAGAGGAAATACGGGTGTTCTGGATGGAAACAATGCTTCCTCACCTAGAGCCTTTGGCCAGAGCATTAGACGAACTTGACGAGAAGTACTACTTAGATTTTGATACCTCGGAAGTTCCTATTCTTATGCTTTATAAGCAGGAGAGGGATAAATATCTTCTTCAGGAGTTCCAGTCTGGACTCATCAGTGCCAATGAATACAGAATCGGCTCTTCGCGCAAAGAGGTAGAAGCAGATTTGGCTGACTCTTTGCTCCAGAATCCAAACCTAATACCTATAGCAAATACAAAAAAGAAGATGGAAGAAGGGCAAACGCAAATCCCTGGAGCACCAGGCATGCCGGGAATGCCGGGAATGCCTGGTATGCCGCCTGGTATGCCGGGTATGCCCCCGGGAGTGCCTGGGCCGGTTCCTCCTCCGGGCGAAAGCGTTCCGCTCGATGTCAACACAATGGCTGGAGCCCTCGCAGAATCTGCCACAGAAGGTCAGCTCGCCCAAACAACAGTTCCGCCAGAGGCAATGGCAGGAGTACCTGCCCCCGGAATGCCGCCAGGCCCTATGACAATGGCTTCGTCAGCATCTGATGAAATTGAAACCAAAACCGAAGATGAACAACAAGACGTAAAAGAGTCGATAGACAAAACCGAGCTAGCAGTTGAGCGGTGGTCGAACATTCTTGCGCGCGGGATAGAGCGCGTTGTTGAAAGACAGCAGCGCGTTGTTCTGGAAAAAGCCAGCGGAGCAAAAGCCAAAAAAGCCCTTATGGGCGGAACGCTTGACATAGATGCGGTGCTTTCGATTGACACATGGAATCGTCAGTTTGACGAAGACCTCCGACCAGTCATTTCGTCAATCATTAACGATTCTTTTGAGGCAAGAGTCAAGGATGCATCGGAAAACGGCATAAGAGTAAAGGCGATGCCGGCGAAAGATGTACGAACAATGGTTGACGCACATGTTGCAAGAATCAAGAAAATAAACGACGAAAACTTCAGCGAGATAAATTCACTGATGATTAAGTCGTTTGAATACGCAGATGAGGAAAGAAGATTCTCGTTCTTCAGAGACGGCCTTGTTGAGATGTACACAAACTTTTTTGCCCACGAGCAGGAAGAGCTTGCCGAGCGGGAAACTAGGTCTGCCTGGAGCTTTGGACAAACTGTTTAATAGCTAGTTTCAGTATATTAACCACAAAAATATAAGTGGTTTCTTTATACTCAAAACTTAAAGCAATAGTTGCTACGAACAGACTTCCCAATCGCTTATTATCTTGAATAGACGCAAAAGAAGGGCCTCTTGATGCCGGCTGAACTGTTCGAATATAAGTCAACTTCGCTAGGTAGCGGGATTTCCGCTAAGGCCGGAGCGATTAATCTGGACGAGGCTCAGGGGATAGTTGAGTGTTTTGTTGCCGGCATTGGCAATAGGGACTCCGTAGGCGACATTGTTTCCAGTGGGGCTTTTACGAAGAGCCTCCAGCGCAGAAAGCCAAGAGTTGTATGGGGGCACAACTGGAACGACCCAATCGGAAAAGTTCTAGAGATTTACGAAGTTCCCAATACCGACCCGCGCCTCCCGATGAAAATGAAGATGGCCGGCATCGGCGGTCTATTTGCAAGAGTGCAATTTAACCTTAACTCAGAAAAAGGCCGCGAAGCATTTGCGATGGTTGCGTTTTTTGGTGAAGAGCAGGAGTGGTCAATTGGCTACAAGACCCTGCGCGCTCAATATGACCAGAAGTCTCAGGCGAATGTCATCTATGAGCTGGAGCTTTATGAGGTTTCCCCAGTTCTTCATGGGGCAAATCAGCTCACCGGAACTATTTCCGTAAAGTCGGAGGACATGGCAATGGGTGCGATGGCCATGATGGACGACGAAGACGACTCTATCGACCGCGCCGAACTAGAAAAGCAGCTAGCAACAATCATTGGCTCAAAAGTCTCCCTTATGGATATTGGGGAAGATGAAATAACTTTCGCTAAAAGAATGGAAAATGGCGAGGTTGGGCGCTTCAAGTGTGGATTTAGCCGAAATCATGGTCGTTTCATGTTTGGCGCACCAGAGCAAATCATAGTTCTTCCGACACGCAAGCCGGTCGCCCCAATGTCTCAACCGATGATGCCAATGGATGAGCCACGCAGAATTGTGCGCCCTCCGCAAATGCCGTCGATGCCGATAGCGATTAAGCCTGGGGAGAATGGAAACAGAATCGTCCCCCTTCCCCCGGTTGAGTACGAAAACGAAAAAGAACAAGATTTTGACCCCAACAACCTCGACAAAGAGGAAGCCGACCTACGTGATGCGTTGCTAAAAATCGTAAAGCGCCACGGCAAATTCAACGAGGATTCGGACGGCGTATGGGCTGGATATAAGCCAGCAGCCGAGAACCCGGTTGCGGGAATTGGGGTTAAGTGCGCGAACTGCGTCTTTTTCCAGGGTGGAAATTCCTGCAAGATAATTGATATGGACATTGAGTCAGAGGGCAAGTGCCGCTTTGCGGTTATACCTAATGGCGTCGTTAATGGCGATGCAATGGCCAAGAAGAGCTACGAGATAGACGAAGAAGTAAACGAAGAGGATTACGTATATGACCTTGAGGTCAAGTACCCAGGGGAACTTCTAATAGCTGGCCTCCGTGGCGCAATCGGCAGACGTCGCAAGAAGCGCCGCAAGTATAAGACGCTCAGCGAATTTGGAATGCCTGACGATGACGATGTTTCAGGCAAGGCTTATGTGCTTCCGATAATGCCCAAGTTTGCATTCCGCGTAAAGCAGGCCCTAGACCCAATTTTTGATTACCACGGTGTTGATTCGTTTGTCGACGTTGATGGAATCGTCATGACGTCTGGCGTTAGCTACGAACTGATTGAGGCGGTTGATACCGCTATAGAAAACCTAAAAAAAAAATCTCTAACTGAAGACGACATAGAATGGAAAGCGGCTGGCTATAGGCTTGGCCGCGCAATCGGCAGCAGATTAATAGACAGACCAAACATTGGTGGCGGACGCTCGCGCGGAAGATTCTTCACATCAATTGGGGCGGAAGACTTCGACCCATTCACAGCTCGTGATGCAAACCTTAACGGGATAGTTGGAGAGGGATTGTTTCTCCGAGGCGTACCCCTCGCCACGCCGGACCCGACACCAGATGGGCCAGGCTCGATAAGGAACCCAAAACCATCACCACGCCAGCTCGCCAAGCCAGAGTCTGAAATAGGGGTACCAAAATTTACCAAACCGGTCAGTAGACCGGAGCTTGATGAAAATTTCAGAGAAAAGCCGGGCAAGTATTCACGTGGGCCAGCCCCCACAAAACCCTCATCAGCCGATGATTTTGTTTTGAGTAGCGGAAAACTGTTTGACCTCCCCCGCATCGACGACCCGGATGTTGATTCTGCTCAAAAATACGGAATTGCGGAATCACAGAGAGATGAGCTTCAGGGTGTACTTGATGGTGCGACCGACCCAGAGCAGGTAAAGCGCTTAAAGAAAGCTATTGCCGAGCTAGATAGATACATGAAGAGGGTTGAAAAGCTTGCAGAACGCGACATGGAGCGCGAGAAGAAGCCAAAAGCAAAACCCAAAAAAGAATCAATTGTCCGCAAGGCTCCAAAAACAGCATCGCAGGCAGCCGACACGCAGATGCTGTCGAGTGGTTATGCCAAGTACCTGGATAAGCCAGAGTCCAAGCGCTCGCGCGATGAAGCAAGAAAGTTTGACGGTCCACTGGCTTCACTTTCTTCAGGAAAGCTAAAAGACAAAGCGGAGCTTCCGGAGGATTCATCTCAGCTACAAGAGCTGTACGAAGAGATGGCAAAGAACATTGTCGACCTCCTACAGGAGCTAATTGATAACCCAGACAAGGCTGGGCAGTGGAAGATGCCGTGGAGAAATCCAGAGCTATACGCGCGTAATCCAACGCGCGGTCGCATCTATCAGGGCATGAACCAGATGATTCTTTCACTTACTGGTTCTGCGCGCGGATACAAAACCAGCAGGTGGGCAGGGGAGAGCCAGTGGAAGCGTTTGGGTGGTCGACTAAAGCCCGGGGCACGCAGCAAGGGTGTCGCAATTCTGGTACCTCGCGAGGGAAGAACGTTTGTTGGCTCTGACGGGAAAGAAGTGAGTCAAGGAAAATTCTACGTTGTCCAAACTGTTTATAACGTTGACGATGTAGAGGGCCTTCCTGAAAGGTTCTACAAAGTTGATGATTTAGAGATAAATCAGGAAGAGCGGCTTCAGGATATTGAGAACGTAATTCAGGAGATTGGTCCTGCGTTTGTTGAGTCTAAGGGTTCACAGGCTTTCTATCGCCCATCAACAGATAAAATACACATGCCGGCGTTTGAGCAATTTGAAAATGCACTTGCTTTCTATGGGACCGCCATGCATGAGACCATTCACTGGACTTCTCATCCAACAAGACTTAACAGAACGCTCGGTTTGCAGTTCGGTGATGAACAGTATGCATTTGAGGAACTTGTTGCTGAAATTGGCTCAGCATTTGCAATGGGCGCAATGGGTCTTGAGCCAACCGTCAGAGAAGACCATCTTCTTTACCTAAACTCATGGCTGAAGAAACTGAAGCAGGACCCACTCGCCCTTCATCGCGCAATTCTTCAGGCACAGCAGGCAAACGATTACCTGCTTAATCGTTCAGCGACAATGCGCCGACTCGCCGGAATACCGGACGACGAGCGCAAGGGCAGGATGGACACGTGGTTTGAGGTTCCGATGCTTGCCGGCTACGAAGACGCTCCAAGCATAAAGCCAACCACGACAATAACTGGACCAATGGAAGACCTGTTGGATACAGATGAATTTGAAGCTCTTGTTCCAGACGCAGTCAATCTAAGCGTCGCCGAACGCGAGCTTCGCTCATTTGACCGCTCACCAAATGCTCCGTCGAAGAATAAGGACGGAATTGTAATAACGCCATCCGGTCGTCTAGCCAGTGGTAAATCAGCCGGGCCAATTAAGGGGCGCAAAGATGGCGTCCCAGAGGTAGAGCGGACAGACGAAAAAATATCAATGAAGTTTGCTTTTGGTCTAGCAAACGAGCCAACAAATGAGCAGAGGGACATCATGGATGTCGCAATGCGCTTGATAAGACAAAAAGACCCGCGCATATTGTCAATATTGGCCGGCGCCGGAACTGGTAAAACAACGACACTCAAGAGCATTGCGTGGGCATTGCAGCGCGAGTTTGACCTTTGGCCAGAGGGCGATAAGAGACGCGACGAGCAGCTTGCCTATCTAGCGGACAGATACAAGGTCGATTTCTCTGGTATGTCTGCTGATGAGGTGAAGGCGGCAGTAGACAAGCTTGCAAAAGAAAATCAAATTGGCAATATCTACTATGCAGTGTTCAATAAAAAGAACCAGCTCGAAGCAGAACTTGAATTCCCCAAGAATACCGGAATCTCCACGACCGACAAGCTCTGGTATTGGTCTCTGAAGCTTGGCCAGGGGGACGAGAGATACGGCGTGGGGATGCGCAGGAAAATGCAATTCGCTCTTCTCGGTGCAGAATCAAAAAAGACGCGCGGTGCAAAAAAGAATCCAAAATTCATCAGCGCAGAAAAAACCCCAGATGAGCCAGAGTTCATTCCTTTTGATTATGTAAGAGAACTATTTGATGGCTCTTTTGAAACATTCTCAGGAGAAGAGCCTGGATACAGAGCCCTTGGATGGGAGCGTCTAGACGACGGCACGGACTGGGCCAAGTTCCTTGGCATGGATAAGTGGCCAGACCAGATAACCCAGAAGCGACGCCGCAAAGTGAGGGACGCCAAGGGGAAGGTTGTTCGTGGCCCTGACGGAAAGCCCCAAATGGAGGAGTATGAAGTAACTGGCTTCAATCTCCCAGACGGCACATTCGTCTCCATTGAGGAAATGGGAGACGTATTCAACAATGCGCTTAAGCGTTGGAATATATCAAAAGAAGAAAAAGCAGCAAAATGGATGTTTACACCATCCGAAAGGGTGCTGCAGGAACTCGATACACAGAGGGGCCAAAGCAAAAAACGTCACGCCGTAGACACCGTCTTGACTGATGCGCAAATCCCAGACTCATGGGTCGGTTACCTACAAAAAGCGATAGACGCAATGTCTGACGGTAACAACAACATGCTTCCGCCACGGGATTCAATTGCCAAACTGTGGATGTTGACAAATCCCGACCTTCGCAGCGACCCAGGCCTTATAACACATACCGAAAATCAAACAAGAGACAAGGTCCAGATACCAAACTCGTACTCCGTTGGCGACGTTATTGTCGATAAAGATGGCGCAGAGTGGATTGTTACTTCTGTTAAAAAACAGCAAGGCAGCAAAAACAACGAGGCAAAACTCGCAAAAAGAATGGCAACAAAAGAAAATCCACTTGGCGCATTTATGGTGGACGAAGCACAGGACTCAAACGAGGTTCTAGAAGCCGTTCTTGACGCTAACAGAAAAAATCTTCCTATTGTTATTGTGGGCGACGATAGGCAGGCTGTCTATGCTTTCCGCGAAGCAAAGAATATTCTTGAATCACTGGATGCAGACTACGCATTGACAATTACAGAATCATTTAGATATGGGGAAGTGATTGGGCATCTAGCTAACCTTGTTCTTGGGCAACAAAATCTTTACTTGCGCAAGCAGGGGGTTCCCCAGCTCCCGTGGAAACACGTCAAGGGCCAGGCCCAGACTGTTATTAATAGACTTTTCGACCCCCTCCTCCCTGAAAAAGACAGAAAAGGTAATAACCCGGTAGATGAAGTAGACGACGCAACTCGCGCCCTAATGATTGCCGACATAGATAAGAAATTCTCCACGCCGGATAAAAAACTTGACATATCGGCAATGGACCGCGATGCCCAAGATGTTGCGCTAACAGAGCTAAGAGACAGTCTATACGGCCCCAAGGCTGGCAAGATTGTTGACAGAGTCGAAGAAGCCGATAAGGGCAATCTACCAACAATGATTCTGTGTAGAAGCAACGCAGAGATAATCAACGAGGCCCTTAACTTCGTACGCCTAGTAATCAATAGCGATGCCGTTGAGCGCGACGAAAATGGGTTGCCGAAGCTGCCAGAAGTAATCATCCCATTGAGCAAATGGGAAGAATTGCTCAAATTTACAAAACATCTCGATTACATACTTAAGTCGCCAACTGCAAAAGCTGAATATAGGAAAAAGTTTGGCCTTCCAGAACAGTCGAGCTGGCTTGGGCCGATTTATGATGCAAAGGGCTTGGAGAGAATTCTTAATCAAGCTGGATATCAGCAGGCAAATACTGCATTTAGGCTAATTATGGAGCCTCCCAAGGGCGACAAAACTGCCCCTCCACTTGGAACGATGGGCATGCTGACCCTCCTTGAAGGGCGCCAGATAAGAGAGACCAACGACAAAGGAAAAGAGATTGTCAAGGTTATACCGCCAAGTCTTCTCCCGGAAAGAAAGACCCTTGAGCTAGATGCGTTTACTGCGGGACGGGAAGAGGTTCTTCGGATATCCCGCGGCAAAACTGCTGCAGAGGCAGTTCAGGCAATCGATAGCCAAAGGGCTCAAATAATAATAATACCGCAGCCGAAATTTGCAAATGATGGTCGCCAAGCAGTGTATGCACAGCTTGAAATCGATGGCGGAGATAATAAAAAACCAGGAAAGCCAACTGGGCGTATTCTGATAACTGGAGATGGCGCTGATACTGGGCGTCCAATCGATAATCCAGATGGCTCACAGTCTCCAAACCAGCCTCCAGGAAACCGCAAGGGCGGCAATGGACGCTATAGAAGAGACCTAGAAAAAATCATCAAGCGCCTCGGGCTTCAGGATAAAGTAAAACCGCAGGCTGGAGCCGAAAAGGGCATGAAAGGAAACGCAAAGCGACGCGCTTATGATGGTTTTGTTATCGAGGGGGCAACGCTAGAAGAAAGCGCCGACATTCTAAATAGAATTGGTCAAGCGCTACGCGATGAGGCAAGACATGCTGGCGGAGATGTTGAAATAACAACAATGCAGCTGTCAAAGGGTCGCGAGTCGAGATTTGTTGCAATAGCAGAAGACCTGAGCGACCCTGCGGAGTCAATCGCCCAATCCCTACAGCCTGGTCAAGCATCTATCGGCTACATGGAAGAAGCGAACCTTGTTCACGTAGCGATGTCGCGCGCCAAGGAAATGATTGACCCCGGCGCAAAAGCGTTTGCATTCTACTTGCATGATGAAAAGACCAAAGACATTCGCGCAGCAATGACGCAGGCAGTGAAAGATGGGCACATCCCACAGGAGCTTGACAAAGGCGCTTTCAGCGATGATGGCGGGATACCTCTGCCAGCATTCTATAAACAACTAAATGAAACGCGCCTCGAGGATATTGACTTTGAAAACCTTCCACCTCGTGGGAATAAGAAGGAAGAAAAAGACGATAGCCCTATTGTCATCACGGACGACATGATTACTGATGGTCCTGGGTCTGAAAACGGTAACGAAATTGGCATAGACAAAGAAGATTATGAACCTGACGACATCGATACAGATGACGATATCGATGGCTCTATTCGTGACAATGACATAGATGGAGACGGGGAAGCGGATTACGGTGATAATGCCGATGGAACAGCTATGCGCCTATCTAGCGGCGCGACAGGCACTCGTCCTGGCCGCAGAAGCCGCCGCGTCGCAGGAAGCAGCATTTATCCAGGCACACTTAGCGCCCAGCAGCTTGCCGGCATACGCATAGATGGCAACCCAGATACTCCACGAAATCGC